CAGCTTGTAACTTTTCATCTGGTCTGAGTTCTCTGAATCCTGTCCTCCAAGCATAACTTTCAAATAAAGGATCTTTCATAAACTCTTCTGGAGTAATAGTTCTTTCATAGTCTTTTAACTCTATACCTCTTTCCTGTTTGTAATAATCTCTTACCAAGCTCCAACAATCTGTAATACCCCATACCCATTGCCGACCAAGTAAAGGTGCTTCATATCCCTGCGGTTCATAATACCCCCATTGTTTCGTTTTTGGATTAACAATATGCCAAGGTAATTTACTCTGCTCACAGGCAACCTTATCTGCCTGACTGGCTTGTGGAGGTGTTGTCGGATGACTATGAACAACAGCAGTGACTTCTCCTATGTTTGTAGCCTTGACATAATCTTCTGGATCGAGAATAAAGCATTGATGTGCTGTCATCGAAAGATTACGACAAGGATAATATCTTTCTTTTCCTCGAATATTTAACAAAAGACCGACAGATTCTTTTGGATCTTCTGTTTCAGCATGATTAAGAGCAGCATCTTTCCAATTCATGTTGCAATCGTACCAATAGAGGGAAACTCGGCTCTAGTGCATTGTCTTTGCGGAGCACGGATACCAGCAAGGTCAAATACAGATGCTAATTCAAACTGAACTACATCTCTATTTTCTGCTGATTTTCTATCTATTTTATATATTTCCTGTGGAAACTCTGCTGTAGAATCTGGTGTTCCATAAGGATTTATGTTTCCAGGAAAATTAACAGCATCTATAAATCTAGCAAGAGTTCTGATACGAGTAACAGTTGCACCTGTGAGATCATTACCAGCAGTTGTAGCGTTTACAGCAGCCAATATTGCAGTGATAGTTCCTAATGCGTTACTGACAGTTAATGTAGGTCTAGGTAATATCCCTTTTCTAAAGGCAAAACCCTCTGCCTGTATTGGAAATCTTTGATAACTATTACCAGCCCAAACTATCTCTCCATTATCTTTTAAAGAAGAACCAGCATGGAATCTGTAAACTGTGGTTGCACCATGCAAACTATTATCTAAAGCTAAAGTGAAAAGTTCTATTATTGCTGACGGATTTACATTCTGAAGATTACTGACAATAGCAGAACTGCTCATGGTTCAAACACCTCTCTAAATGTTGCTTGGATCGTAGCTCTATTGTTATATGGTATAGATTTATTCCAAGTCTCGCAAACATATTGACCAGCACCAGATAAAGTAATTGAAACATTTCCACTATTGGTGGCACTGGCAGCAGCCGTGACAGTAAAAACATTTGAATCAGTAACCGAAGCGACAAGAAAAGTACCATCAGTTGCAGATCCAGAAGTATAGTCAATGGTAAGTTCATCTCCCACAGCCACACCATGACTTGAAATCGTGATTGTCACTGTAGTTCCTGATTGAGAGTAAGTTCCTGTCTTTGTAAACCCTTCTCCTGGTGGAGTAAAGGTAAAGCTGGCACTATCATTTGCCCTACTATCAAGAAATCCTTCTATGGTATCTGCATCTGTTTCCGATACGTTGAAAGTAAGATTATAAGTCTTAGGATTTTGATGAGCAGCTAATCCAAATAATATTCGATGCTCATAACCATCAGCAAAACGTATTGTTTTTGTATTTGGTGCGGATCTTTTCTGCTGTCCGTATGTTGGTGTGATTGATGGAAAGGTAGCCATTATGCAAGTAAACCTCCAGGTCGTTTCTGCTTAATTAATTCTGTCTCTATAGCTGCTGATAATGCAACCCCTAACGCTCTACCTTCTTCTTCATCTCCTTCTACATTAGAGCCAGAAGCATCTACATTTACTACTACGTTTGTAGAGCCTCCTAGATCAGAATTAGGAACTATACGACCACCTGCATTTGGCACAAACATTTCTGCACCACGTTCTCCAACCATATAACTTTTTCCTGCACTTACTACACCACCATTTGCTCTGAAAAACTGTCCAATTCCAGGAAGTCCACCAAGAAAAGCATTAACACCAAACTGAATAAGAGATCTTTGAATCTGTGTAAATACACTACGAGC